ATGCTATATTAATGGAACTAAGAGTAGAAGGGGGAGAAGTATCTTATTATGCTGACTCAACCTTTATAACTGCTGATGACACACTAATAACCGCGGATAATACTTAAATAAATAAAAGATGAAAAAAATATTAATAACTTTAACTATTAGCTTATTATCACTAGTAGGTTTTAGCCAAGTTAAACCGGAACAGATAGACGTGGGATCAAGCCCCAACGATAGAACTGGTGATCCCATAAGAACTGCTTTCCTTAAATACAACAGGACAGTAGCCGCAGCCTGGGATAGTTTGGCGGGCCACATGGGCCTATTTGGGGTAGTATTTGACTCTATTAACAACCAGTCTGATTCACTCCAAGTCCATGATGTTAGGTTAAAAGCTATGGAGATTATGGGTCATACCCATGCTAATAAAGATACACTGGATGGTACAACTTCCAAATTTACTATTCCTTTACGTTCGGCCTTAGTTACCGCGGGGGCTAAAAATGACTCTCAAGATGACTCTATTTCATGGATTGGGGACTCGGTTAGACTTCACGATAATAGACTTAAACTCTTAGAGGATGGGGTCTACGGGGTGGGAACTATAAAAGGCACCATATCAGACGGAGAAATTGCCGTAGGGGTTGGCCCGGATTCGATTGCTGGATTACCGCAAACGCAGCCCCTGTTGATCTCACTATCAGCCGGTGCTGATACTGTTGAGTTTAAAATTAAGGCAAATAATCCCCTCATCGGTATGAATTCGGTACAATTAACAGCCAGCGGGGGAAGTAATCCGGGAGGCGCAACGGAAACAGTAATTATTCGACGTTACCGAAGCAGTACATGGGTTAATATGACAAGCACAGGTGCAACATTTACAGGAGCTACTGAAGCTGATGCAACTATTAATACTTCAAATGATGATGTTTTGCTGGGTGATATAATACAAATTATTGGTTCTACCGGATCAGGTACAGCTCCGCTTAGGGTGTCTTGTACAGTAATATTCCAGATGCCATGAGGGAGATACTTATTATATTAATGTCGTTGATAGCTCTTGAAGCTCAATCACAACGCCCTATCCTTAAAATGCTATTTGAGAATGGCGTTGACAGCTCTATGTATAACGTTGCTACGACCACAGAAGGCACGGTAGCATATAACACTACCTATAAGGTGCAGGGGGCTAGTAGTATGTTTCCTTCTGTTAGTAGTCAAATTGAAACCCAAAACAATTTTAACTCAGGAACGAAATTTTATGTATCGGTATGGGTTCGTACAAGTACTACTACCGACAACACTGTAATTTGTGGTAATTTCCCTTCTGGCGGTCAACAGGGATGGTATGCCAGACTTAACGGTACAACAAATTCCGTTTACCTTTATACAGCTGGTCCAGGTGGTTCAAATACTGTTATAACTGCTTCGAATGCTTGGATAGACAATGATTGGACGCATTTCGGGTTTTGGTTTAATCGTGATGCCGGAGTCGCTCGAATTTATATAAATAAAGTAAAACAAACGTTAGCGAGTTCTGATTCATTGATACGAAATGATTTTCCTTACAATGATAGGCACTTGAGTATAAATGGATATTTAGATGGTAATCAAGGATTTTACTCAAACGGATATTTTGATAATTTACAAATATATAATTACCTACCTGCCCAATTTCAAATTGATTCGCTATATGATCACGTTAATGATATTCCGGCGTTCGAATTAGGACGTGCAGAGAGCTTAATTTCACGCAGAAATCTTAATCAAATAGTATATTTCAAACCTTATCCAGGTGAGAAAATTATACCTAACACCGATCCTGAAGAGCCGGGAGATCCAGAAGCGTTTGTTTCTGATACTTTATTCGCTGATAATTTAAATGACTTACCCACAGGTACAATCACGAGTAATACAATTGTAAATAGATGGCAAGCTATTATGCCTAATTTCAGAGAAGATAACCAATCAATTATAGATAATGCTGGTAATAAATTTTTAAGGTCAAAGTATGATATAGGTGATTGTACTACAAATCAGGGAATAGAAGTTGGGATAATGCTTGACACAGTTTATCCGGAACTGTATATGGACGTGAAGGTGTGTTATTCTAGTAACTATGACAGTGAGCATACGGTTAATAATACTTACGGAGGGAAAGTACCCTCTGGGGGAGTTTGGGGGGGCAATCACTGGAATGTTATAAATGATCCGTGGGTTATTGATACAATTGGAGATTTACATGGTTGGTCAGCTCATAATGGAATGGGGTCAGGAGCGCCTTCGAGGATATATTCATACGTTTATGAGATAAGAACATGGAACATACAATTGAATTACGGAAATACCAATAACGGATCGTGTATAACCTATACTAAAAGAGTAAAAGTAAACACACCAGGTCAAAAAAATGCCATTGTAGCAACTTATAAGGATGGTGTATTGGCGCAGCAAACTGACACTCTATGGTTTCAATCGGTTACGCAGTTAAATAATCATTTAGGATTTATTGAAGGAGGAGTTATAAAGCATAGTCTTAATAATTGCAGTGATGAATTAATTTATGCTGACATTGATGATATCGTTATCTATACTAAAGGTCCAGAGCACCCTGAATATTTACCTGGAGTAGCCCCTGAGGGTCATACGATAACCCCTTTGTCTGGCACAATTGCTACAAATGTTTTTCCTGATCCAATAATGTTTAATGAAACAAGAACAACTGCCAGCGGCACCTTAAAATCACATTATACAGGGTCTTCTTTTCACCCTGATAAGGAAGACGGTACAACATATACTAAGGTGGTTAATAATGCAGCTGGTGCAAAATATTTAAAGTTTACGTTCTGGCATGATGGTGTAAATAATTCAAGTGCTGCTGCCGGGATGTGGGTTAAAGTTTACTCTGGTGTTGGTACTGGAGGGACGGTGTTGTATACTTTTGATGAGGATGGGTGGAGTGGTATCCCTACTATTAATCACGAGTATTCAGTGCCTACATCTTTTACAATTGAATTTCACCCTTCAACTGACTTGGATTTAGGGTTTAAAGCCGATTATTATTTGCAGTGATCCCTAACCCGGACATTTCGATTTGAGTTTCTTAACAGGTTAACCGGCCTATAAAAATAATATAAAATGGAAAAACAATTTCACACATATAAGGCTTCTATATATTCTTTTGAAACTACTGAAGTTTTATTGGGTTTACTTAGACCCGGCAGGTATTCTGGTTTTGATGATTTTTCTTTACATACACAAGGGGGGTCTTCTATAGTGGTTCACATGAACCATTCAACTGAGTCAGTTAAGAAATCCTCTAAATCTGTACCCCCCGTGCTAGGTAAATATACAGGGGTAATATTAACTCCACAGGGGCAGGTTATCCACAATGATGATGCAGATATAACTTTAAGTATACCCAAAAATAATGAGGCCAGTATAAGGTATGACCTTATTTATTGTGAACACCAGTACCTATTATCCAGTGGCTCAAACCCCGCAACCTATAACGTCCAATCGGGTGTAGCTGGACAACCTATACCAGCATTGGATAATCCAGAGAAAAGAGTATTAATAGCTACTGTTACAGTAGGGGCTAATGCTGCTACCTTTAGCAGTTTAACTTTTACTTTAACCCCCACCCATGAGTTAGGGGGGTTAACCCATAGCGAAATATTATCTACCTTGCTTGGTGTAAAAACTGATTATACAAGTGAATATTATATAAACAAGGATAACACAGTAATTGAAAACCTATCTACACTGGATAATTTATTACACTCCGCAAATCAAGGGATAATAGATTTAAATCAAACTAAGCTAGATGACTGGGGAGTCCCAGATGATAACACAGATTTGAATGCTACAACTTTAAGACACGGCTTATTACCTAAGCTATCGGGTAGTACGAGCAATGTACTAAGGGGAGATGGTTCATGGGGGGACTTAGGTAATGGTGGAGTATGGAAATGGACTGATAGGCCATTTGGAGTAGACTTTTCATTATCCTCAGGTTCTCTAAATATAAGTCAAGGTTACATTGACATAAGCTACCCCCTAACAAGTCCCGATGCATCTGAGGCTTTATTAAAGGTAATGTTTTCTGTTAATACAGCTGCTGGTAATGCAGCTAGGGGCCAGATACATTTTGCAGATGAAAATGGTAGGAACAATTTCAATTGCCCCATGCTTACTATGCCTAGCTTATTAGGTTACCAATCCCAAGTTTGGCAATTTGTTGTTAAATTAAATCCCAGCAATCCCATAAAAAGAGTATACCTGACTGTTACAACTTCCCAAGGGACTGAGGCTAATTGGTTAAATAACGCAAATGGTTTATCAGAGGTCCTTATACTTGTAGAAGCTTACCGTTAAAGAATTTCCTAGCTTCTTCAACAGAAGATTTAATTTCTTTCCTTAGAGAGTTTATAAGAGTGATTGCATTGTTATTTGCTTCTAATCCTAAATACTCGCAAAGCATTTTTGCGGGTATTTTTGTTTTGGTAGGGGATACCTTATCTAAGATGTATTCCGGGGGATTTATTTCAGTTTCTAAAACTAACATTGCATTATCTGATAACTTTGTTTTTAAGAATGATAATGCAAGTTCTAAAAATTCACCATAATTGTCTTCTTCTTGCTTATCCGGTATAATGTTGACTAATCTCTGGGTGTCATCTATACTAATCATTGTGTAACCAGAATAAGCCTTTCTGAGTATCCTGAATTTGAAGGTTTTTAAAGAGTTAATAATATAACCTTTTAAAACCTCATTAGAAACTTTGCTATAATATTTATTAAAAACGAATATGAATTTATCATCGAACCAAGACTCTATTATATCTTGAGTAACATTAAACCTTCTAGCATCTATTTGGAATACTAGAGATTTACGTAATCCTTTAGTCTCATTGTAAAGCCTATTGAATAGAACTTGGTCATAAGACTCACTCATAGTTTTTAATCTGTGTAATTCCATTTTGTACCCTGTTTTAATTTATATAATGCAAATATAATAAAAATAATACCGGGTTAATATAAATAAGGTACTTCTTATTAACTCATGGATATTTTAAGTAACGGGTATACTATTAAAAATAAGGATACTATATTATATTATACTTTGATATATTTCTATGGCGGATACGAAATTCCAGTTCACTATTGAGTTTCAATTAGATTTGTTAAAATTCACAGTCCAGGATATTAACGGATACAAAGCTCTCAACCTTTACACTGATTACTATTTTACACTAACGGATCACGCAATTATAGCGTATACCCTTAAGAGGTATTTTAAAACAAAAAGAAGAGTTCCCGGTTTAACTATTCTACTCGAAGAAGTAAATAAATCCTTTAGTGAAAAACAGTTTAGGGATTTATTAACAGTAAGCGACAGGAGTAATATAATAGATATATGTAAAGATTTATATAAGGGTACAGTTAAAGATGGGGAAGATATACTTGAGAAGACCGAAAAGTTTTCTCAATTCGTTGATTTAAAAGCCATAGTAGAGGAAGTAGATTTAACTAATTATAACCAATACGACCAATTTTCCAAACAGGTACAAAAAGCAGTATCCCCTAAATTGATAGGCAGGGACCATAAAGGGGCATTTCTAGTAACAGATGTTAAAGAGAGGCAATTTGATAGACAGGATAGAGGTACAATATTACCAACCCCTTGGAAACAAATAAACCGTATGACAAATGCAGGGGGTTACTCTAAAGGGAGTATTATAGTAATCCTGGATAAACCAAAGAAATTTAAAACGGGTATGTTAATGAATACTGCTCGGGGTTATATGAGGTTACAAAAAAGGGTATTAGTAATAGACCTTGAGAATGGTGAGGATGAATTAACTATAAGGGTTGAGCAGGCAATAATTAACAAGGATAAGAAGCAAATCCTAACGGGTGAGTTTGATAGGCAGATACAAAAGGCATTACGTAAATATAAAAGGTTAGGTGTAGAGTTAGTAATTAAACGTATGCCCGCTATTATAACCACAGCTAATGACATAAGTAATTATATAGATTTATTATACCGTGAATATGGTATAAGAGTTGACGTACTTATAATTGATTTTATGGGTAAGATGGGTTGTTTGGCAGGTAAAGAAAACATCAGTGAAAGGATTTCAGAAGCTTATATAGAGGTTGCTAACTTAGCCCTTGAGAAAAACATTGAACACGTATGGACTGCACAACACGTAACCAGGGCTGCTTCTGTAAGAGAAGCTTCAAGGTATGAGGGGAATGATGTTGCTGGTGATATCAATATTATAAGAAACGCTCAGGCAATATGGGGATTAAATAGGACAGAGACAGAAGAAGCTGCAGGTATACAGCGTTTAGAACTGGTTGACCAAAGAGACGGTAAACCAAAAGGCCGTGCAGTATATTGGGTAAATGCAGAAACTCAAAGATTAACAGAAATGACTAAGGAACAAAGGGCTGAGTTTGATGAGCAATTTAAACACTTAGATAACAAACCCGAAGAGAAAGTAGCAAGGAAGCCAAGAAAAAAAGATATAGAGGATGAGTCAGACATATAACAATAATATTAAGGGTAAGATTTATTCTTACTTTATTAATAGAAGGGGTATGCATGAGTATAAGAGGGGTTGGCTAAAAGGCGATTGTCCCTTCTGCGGTAAAGCCGATAAGTTCGGAGTACATATATCGGATAGAAGGGCTAACTGTTTTACTTGTGGGGATAAGATTAGTCCTTTAAATGTAATACTTAGATTGGAACACTTAAAAGAATATAGGGATGTATGGGTATTCCTAAAAGCCTTTGAGGGAGTAGATTACATAGAGCCTTCAATTATTAGGGAAGTAAGAAAAGAGCACATAGAACTACCCGAAGAATATATTAATATTAAACTGGGTGATACTAGATTTGGTAGAATGGCCAGAGATTATATTGGTATTACCCGGAAGTTTGATATTGACGAGGTTTCTTATAAAGGTTGGGGTTATTGCAGAGAAGGTAAATATGCTGGCTATATAATAATACCTATATATTTAAAGGGGGAATTGATCTACTTTCATACTAGGAAGTTTTTTGGTAATGGTCCTAAGTATAATAACCCAACTATTGAGGATACAGGTATAGGTAAGTCTGGTATTATATATAACCTTGATGCATTATCAATATATGAAAACGTATACCTGCTAGAGGGGATATTAAATGCAGAAACAATCGGGGATGATGCAATAGCTACTGGGGGTAAGTCAGTATCCCCGAAACAAAAATCAATGATAATTAAATCCCCAGTTAAATCCATAGTATTACTATTAGACCCAGATGCAATAGAAGAATCCATTGACCTGGGGTTAGATATGGTGTTTTACAAAAACATTAAGTTAGTATACTGGGAAGGTAAAAAAGACGTAAATGATATAGGTAAAGAAGAAACCCTAAGAAGAGTAAACAAATTTGATTGGTTACGTTATACAGACCTGCTAAAAATGAAACATGGTAAGAAACCCATCACTACATATCACTGAAGATAAACTGTTGCTAGTTTTAAAAGAATTAGTCAATAGTAAAACTATAAAGGTGAATACTACTTATGAAAAACTAGCATACCAAATATTCTCCCTAAGTAGACCCTACTCAATTATTAATAGGAGTATAAATATTACTAATGACCGAGTAGATAAAAAGGTATGCAAACTATTATCATCATCAAGGTTAGATTCAAGCATATTTGCTAACCTCCTACACCTAGTCAGGAGACAACTTAAACATAAAGGTATAGCCCCCATTAGAGCCGGTAGTAAAGATTGGGATTCATTAAAGGTAATTACTTCCCAGGCTATTGATTTTTGTAATGAGTTCAACCTAGAAAAGAAAGAGGGCTTCCATAAGTACATAGAACTGGGTTTAAAGAAAATGAAAAAGTTTGGCTTGGTGAAATTTAATAATATGTATAGTGGTATATGTGAAACATACCAAGCTGAGTTGGAATTAGCCAAAGACTCAGATCCAGATGGGACAAATGCCCTTTATAAATATTACGTGGGACATATTGCAAGGAAGACTGGGGTAGTAAATGAGTATGATAGCCCAGATAAATACTTATGTTTTATGAAAGTAAGGGAAGAAGCAAATAGGTTAGGAGTAGATGGGGTAGATTATATAAAAGCCCAATTCTATGGGTTAGATTTTACAGGGGGAATACCCGACCCATTACAACTAATAGGCGAGAAGGCAATTGATAGGTTAAATAAATACCTATTTAAATTTAACATTAAAACAGATGATGGGTTTAAGTTGGATATTGATAAAATTAAAAAGGCATGATAATAAATCCAATAAAGGTGGCTTATGAAAACATAAGCCATGGCATAAAAAACACGGCTATGTTTCATGTAGAGGGGACCTATATACTAATTAGATGCATGGCCCGTAATGCCAAGCGTACTGAGGGGGAGGTTGTAGATTGGTTAATTAAGAATAAAGTGAAAGTAAAAGGTATAATAAAAGTCAACAAAAAACTAAATGATTCAGATCGAGATCAACAACAACAAGGTACATCTGACGGGGAACCAACCCGTTCTTAAGAAGCTTTATGAGAGTATGAAGGTAAGACATCCTAACCAGTTTCACCTTAGACGATTTATGCCTAAAGGTTGGGATGGTAAGATAGAATTTCTAAGCCCTGTTGGAAATGCTAATACGGGCCTATTGCCTATGATGGTAGATAAGATAAAAAGTTATGGAGAAAATATAAGGTACATAGACAATAGGAAAGCTTTGGAATTTACCGGGATACCTAAATCAGTAGGTAAATTCACACTAAGGGATTATCAAAAGGAAGCTGTAGAAAGTATAGTAAAAAATACTCTAAAGGGCACAGACATCGTGTTTGATAGGGGTATAATTGCTGCGGCAACTAATGCGGGTAAAACTGCTATAGCAGCATTTATATACAAATCTTACCGGGAGGCTAAGGCATTAATATTAGTTAATAATAAAGACTTATACCAGCAGTTTCTAGATGATATGCCTGGTATGTTTGGTAATGACTGGGGCTACATGCAGGGTGATAAAATTAAATGGGCAGATATAATGGTGTGTATGACCCCTACTATTAGGAGTCGTGCAGAACAATACAAGAGTAAATTGTTAAAATACAATATGATACTCTTTGATGAATGCCACCAAGTTACTAGTCAAGGTAATAAAAAAGCTTTAGCCCTTGTATATAACAGTATAGTTAGAGTGGGTTTATCTGGTACTCCATTATTACACAAAGATAAGGTTAAAAATACCCAAGTACTCTCATTGTTCGGGGATGTCACATATCAAATAAAAAACCAGGAATTAATAGACAAGGGTTTTTCAACACCCGTAGTAATAAAAATAGTTAGGGGTAACCTAAGTGTAAAGGAAAAAGGGGATTACAAATTAGAATATGACCAGGGTATAACTCGAAATAGACAAAGAGAAAACATGTCTATAGAAAGGATAGGCTTTTATATTGATAGGGGAGTTTACCCAATATTAGTAGTTGCAAAGTACCATGAACATGTTGAAAGGTTATATAAAAGGATAAAGGAAGAGTTCCCAGATTACAGAATAGGTTTTGTACACCACAAAGTATCAAATCGTAAAGAGGTAATTGATAAATTTAAGAGGGGTAGCTTGGATATCCTGGTAGCTTCCTTACTAATCAAACTAGGACAGAACATGCCTTTGATTAGGTATATGCAAAACGCTGCGTCGGGTGACTCTGCTATAAACACCCTCCAATTAATAGGCAGGATATTGCGTACTCATAAATCTAAAACAAAAGTTTATGCAGAAGATTTTGCTGATGCAGGGGCTTATCTACGTAGGCATAGTAAGCACAGGGTTAACTACTACCGAGCAGAGAAATTTAAGGTAATCCTACTTGGAAAAGAAGTAGAAAAGATACTAGGCCATGGAAAACTTTAAAACATTAAGTGTATACTATTTAAAATAAACAATATGAGGGAGCCCAGAGAAAATATAAAAGGTGAAGATTTATTATTCCCAGTTGACATATTCAAACTGGGTTCAAAAGACGACCCTTGCTTCGGAAAATTACATGACTTAAAACACCCAGCCTGCTCAGTATGTGGGGATGCTGATTTTTGTGCAATAGTAAAAGCACAGAACATGCATATTAAAAGAACCCAAATTGAATCAGAGGGTAGGTTTAAGGATAAAGAGGAAGCTGAGTTTTTACTCGAAGAGAAAACTGAAAAGGTAAAACAATACATAGAAGAATGTACAGAGAAGGGTTTACCTAAAAGTCTAATATTGGTTAGAGGTAAGGTTAAATTTAATTTAACCAAAGAATTAATGAGAGAAATATATGAATCCCTAATAAAAGAATAACGATGGATATCAGAGATATTAAAGAAGAAGTACCAAATGTAGGTACAAAGGGTTTAGAAGAAATTTTTAACCTGCAGTTAAACTTAGTTCAAAAGTATATTGACATAGAGGGGCTACCACCATACCCCATCAATATAAATACCCGGGCCGGCCAATCACTTATCAAAGATTTTATATCCAGGGTAATTGAGGAGTTGGGAGAAGCCTGGGAATCTTACTTGGTACTAATGGACATGTTTCATCGGGGTTACCAAAGAGAAGATATGGTACCCCACCTTCAAAATTTTAACGAGGAGCTAGGGGATGCTTTACACTTCCACATGGAGTTAATGATATACTCTGGTATATCTATTAAGGACATAACAGATGGAGATAACATAGATGCTATGACCAAACTTTTAAAGTTGGGGGAAGATAACCTTTTAACAGAATTTCCCAAACCCTCAACCTATGCTAGCTTTGTAGTAATAAAGGATGAGGACTTGGTAGATGAATTTTTAAGGGGTGGGAGGCATTTAAGTAAAAAACACATGGCTGTAATGGAGAGGTATTTGTGGAGAACTACTTATTGGTATCAGGTAGCTCGTAACACTCTTAAGAATAAGCCTTGGAAACAATCCCAGATGTTAACAGATGAGTTAACCTATAAACAATACATACTGAGAGCTAATGAATTGCTATTCCAGTTCTTTTATTTCATTGGGATGACCCCTAGATCACTGTTTACTATTTATTATAAGAAGAACCTCATAAACTGTTTTAGGATTAAATCAAACTATTAAACATGTCACAGGATACAATACTCTTTGGAAATTTTATAATAGCAATAGAATACTTTATAATTCCCCGATGGGACGATGCTGATGTACAAGAGTTTAAAATTGCTAAAACACCCACAAGGAGAAGGGTGCTTGGAAATCTACCCGGTAAAAATACTATAGATGTTCACAATGTAACTATCTTTAATAAAAAATGTAATTTTAATTCCACTATGGTTGAAATACCCTATGCTGCTGTATTAGCTGTAAAGTCTCACATAGACGATGTTATATCCAAAACACCCGATTACAGTTCGGTAACTCTTAAACAATCCCTAGATGATTCAAAGTAACCATGCTACATCTCAGGAAGCCTGGGAATTTATAAATGAATACCTTGTATTAAAAGAGGAAGAGGTAGTTGCTAATGGGGGTAATAGGTATGGTTCACAAATATTATCCTATGACCACTTCATGGAGATTAATAAATCATGGGTTGATCCTAACTTTAACTTTGGGTATATGTTTGGGTATACCATGAGTAAGTGGACAAGGTTAGTAAATAATTATGTTAACTTTGATTACTTGGACATAGTTAAAAGTGAGGTGCTGCTAAAGGAAAAGAAAAAAACTTCAAACTATAATATTGCATATAAGTTTGACAATAACCATGGTAGTGGGAAAGGTTGCTTATTAAGTTTGGTTTTCCAAAGAAGGATTACCCAGGATAACCCAATACTAATCTTAAACTTAAGATCCTCAGAAGTAACTAAAAGGCTAATATTTGACTTTTTATTAATACAAAGGATGGCTGAATATGTATATGGAGAAAGAGCAAGTGTTAGTGTTAAACTCTATTGTGCTAATATATATACATCTGGGGAAACTTTTACCATGTATGAAAATTACAAATCTATAAGGAAACTTTTAAAGGGATCAGAAACAGAAATGTCCCGAAGGGTATTAGCTGCAATGGACAAATTTGAAACAATAGACCCAGCAAAGGTCCCATATAAAATCCATAGAAGGGCAGTTAAACAACTCCAGAAGGATGAAACTGGTAAACCTATATCGGGGGTACCAGATTTATTTGCTAAGAATTGTAAATTTAAAACCAATTAATATGAACAAAGTAAAAGTTACACCCGACCTACAAAGAGTTATAGTCCTACCCGACCCAGCACCAGATAAGATTGGTAGTATATTAGTGCCTGATACTTCTAAGAAAGATAAACCCGGTAAAGGTACAATAGTTGTATCTGGGTTGGGAGAAGCTGACAGGCCAATGAGATATTTCCCCGGAGATAGGATAGTATACTCTTTGTATTCGGGTACTGAGGTTGAACTTAACCTTGATGGTAAAGAGAAGACATATTTAATCATGAATCAGATGGACATCTGGTTAAAAATGGAGGATGCAGAATGAGAGTATTCGGGGATTGCTACGAATTAATGAGTGAGGTAATGAGAGATGTCTATGAAATGGGACACAAGGTTCACCCTCACTCAATGCAAAATAAAATCGTAAAGGACGATGATAATTTTGAGACAAAGGAAATTATAAACTATAGTTATTGCCTAACATCAATGTCAAGAAAGGATTACTTATTCATAATAAGTAAATCCCTTAAGTGGGCAATGGCAGAATTTGAAGAGAGGATTGAGTCAAGGTTTGACGAGGGTCATGTAAACCCCGGAGAAGCCTGGAAGCTTAGGCCCGAAGTATGGAAACAATTTATAAATGAAGAAGGTAAGTTTGATTACACCTATAATGAACGTATAGACCCGGTTGGTAGGTTATATTTTATTGTAGATGAATTAAAAACAAACCCAGATTCAAGGCAATGTGTATTACCAATATTTTATCCCAGGGATTTATATGAAATGGGAGGTCAAAAAAGAATCCCCTGTTCATTGCACTACCAATTTCTACTCCGGGATGGTAGACTTAATATAGTGTACAATCAAAGGAGTGCAGATGTAGTAACCCATTTTGGTAATGACGTATTCCTGGCATGGATGTTAATGTCACATGTAGCTAAGGAAGTAGGGGTAAAAGAGGGTTATCTATTCCATAACATTGCCTCACTTCATGCCTATAAAAAAGATTGGCCAACTCTTAAGAAATCAATCTCTGACATAAAGGATGCACAAGCTTAAAATAATAACCACTGAAAAAGAGGTCGACCAGCTTATAGGGTTTTGTAAACAAACAAAATATTGTAGCCAAGACTTTGAAACAAATGGGGGATCATCTAAGGATAGTTGGGCATTTCCAACTATCCTTGGTGTGTCATTTCAACCGGGGTCATCTTGGATAATCCCATTAGGCCATTTTGATAGCCCATTTCAGGATTGGGAAAGGATACTACGTAAATTTGGTAGAGAAGTAATTGAGAACTCAAACATAGTTAAGATAGGCCAAAATCTTAAGTATGAATATAACTGGTGGTATAGGTATGGCATTAAGATGGAGGGCGTTCTACTAGATACCATGTTAGGTAAATACCTACTTGATGAGGAAAGGCCCCATGACTTAAAAAGTATGGTGGCTAAGTGGGTACCAGAGTATGCAGGATACGATTTAAAGGGACAGCCCAAGAAAGATGCGTCCCCTGAACAGATGATGAATTTCTGGGGGAAAGTGCCTTTAGATATACTATCTGAATATTGCGGATTAGATTCTGATTGTACGTTTAGGTTAATGATGTACTTTGAACCCTTACTTATCAAGCAAGGTTTTTACCCATTGTTTAGGAACATGTTAATGATGGGTACAAGGGTACTTGCTGACGCTGAAAGGCAAGGTATGGTAGTAAATAAAACTTTTTTGAAAGAAATAAAGGTTAAGTATGCTAAGGATATTAAAGACCAGGAAGAAGCCTTATACTTAGTACCCGATGTTCAGAAATATGAAAAGGGTAAAGCCAAAGAGATTAAGAAACTTCTAATAGAAAAGGCTGAAAAAGAGTTAGAAGATTTAAGGGATGACGGTGCAAGTGATATAGTAATTAAAAACAAAGAAAAGAAATTATCGGGTTATATAGCGGGGATATATACTAACAATAAGGAAAGGAAGTTATTTGAAAGGACAAACTTTGGATCACCCCAACAAATGTCAGACCTATTATTTGATTCCAAATATGGGTTTAAATTTGAACCTTTTAAGAAGACTGATTCGGGGGCATGGTCTACGGATGAGGAGACTTTGTTAGTATTAAAAGAAGAGGATACTAGTGGTTTTATTAATAAGTTATTAGAATATAGGGGTGTAACTAAATTATATTCTACTTACATTGAAGGAATCTTAAATAAGCTTACACCATGTGACACTTTGCACGGTAGTTTTTTATTGCATGGAACTGTAACCGGTAGACTATCCTCAAGAAACCCTAACCTTCAAAACATACCCAGGGTAACTACTAATGCCGATATAAAGAAAATGTTTATAGCCCCTAAGGGAATGGTATTACTCCAAATGGACTACTCTCAAGCTGAGCTTAGGGTGCTTGCTGCAATGGCTAAGGAATTAACAATGTTAGAATGGTTCAGAACAGGTAAGGATATCCACTTAGCTACAGCCTGTAAGAAATATGATTTTGATTATGATAAGGCACTTAAGATTTTGGATGACGAAAGTCATAAAGACAACAAACTTTGGAAAGTAAGAAGGAAGCAAGCCAAAACAACAAACTTTGGTATTGCATACGAGCAAGGGGTAAAAGCTTTAGGCGCTAAAATGAGAGAGCAAGGGGTTGAGGTAACCGATGAAGAGGTACAACAATTCCTGGATGATTGGTTTAAAGATTTTCCTAGGGTAAAGAAATTTATTAAGAGCCAACATAAATTTGCTGAAGAGAATGGTTATGTTAAAAGTTTATTTGGTAGGAAAAGAAGGTTACCAGATGTTGACTCAGATAATAAATGGAAAAAATTAGATGCTCTTAGGCAATCAACAAATACACCAATACAATCTGCTGCATCAGACTATGCACTGTTCTCATCAGTACTTGTTAGAGATCGGATAATTAGGCACAAGTTACCAAAAACTCTATTACAAATTGGTACAGTACATGACTCTATACTATTCTATACTTATCCCAATGACATACATGGTATAGTACCAGAACTTCTTAACATTGCCCGTAACCCAGAAACCAAGATATGGTTCAATTTCGAGGTAACTTCAGTAAGGATGGAGGCAGACTTTGAAGTGGGGTTAGATTGGGCAGATTTACATAAATATAATAAGGTTGCTAATTACCTTGAGCTAGTTAACTAAATCCTTAAGTACTATTAATTATAAATACCTGGATGAACAAACTAAGGAAATATTTCAGCAAGTCAGACTTAATGAATTTAAAAATAATCTATGGGGAAGAGATTTTTAAATTTAACCTTTTTGAAGAACTAACCATAAGTGAAGATAAGATAAATGCAGAAGCTAAAGAACAACCCTCAGCTTATGGGTTCTTAGGGTTATTAGCAATCCAACTTAAGAAAATAAAGAAAGAAAAAGAGAATGACCTGAATATGGAATACTCCAGGTTATACCTATTAAATAAAGATAAAAAAGACCCCTCTACGGGTAGGCCAATGAGTAAGGATTTTATAGAAGCCAAGATAGTAACAAACCTATCATACCAGGCTAAACTAAAAATACTTTGGCAAGCAGAGGCAGATGCTGAGAATCTGGATACATGCGTAAAGTCATTTGAACAAAGAGCAAACATGATCCAGACATTGTCTGCAAACGTAAGGAAGGATAGAAGTTAAACTTTAAATAAACATAATTATGGCTACTAAAGATTCATTAAGAGAACGCTTACAAAAACAACGTCAGGATTTAAAGGACAGGAGTAATAAAGGGAACATGATATTCTTAAAAGCTGACCAGGATATCAGGGTAAGAATATTACCCGTTAAACCCGATGAAGAATTTGCATTAGAAACAACCCAATTTTATCTGGGTGGGGAAATAAAAGGTGTAGTATCCCCCGTATCAGTTGGAGAACCTTGTGCACTTATGGAAGCTTATGAAGAGATGAAAGCTTCAAAGGACCCGGATGATAAAGATATTGCAAAAACAATGTCCCCAAAGAAAAAGTTTGTTATCCTGGTTATAAAATATAAGGACCTTAAGGGTAAAGAGGTTGAAACTGAAGAACCTAAACTGGTTTTACTAACCAGTGGGATGTATCAGGATATCCTTGACCTTTACCTGGACGAGGATGAGTGGGGGGATATGACAGACCCAGAAGATGGTTATGACCTTAAGTTATCCAGGTCAGGTTCAGGCAAAACTGATACAGAATATTCAGTGACTGCTTGCAAAAATACACCCTTGCCCAAACAGTTCAAAAAGAAAACCTACGATGTTGTTGAGGCATTGAAGGCAGAGATTCCCAGTTATGAAAAAACTAAGGAATACCTAGATGAATTTTTAGGTTTAAAACATGATGACGATGATGAGCGGGAAGAAAAAAGTTCTAAGAAAAAAGTTAAGAAGGTAATAAAGAAAAAGTAAGGCATGATTAAAAAGAAAGTAGTTAAAAAACTGAACCGGGCGATAACTGATAATGAAGTAGCCAAGAAGTACCCCGGTTCAGGAATGGCTAATGAAATATTCGTATTACCTAAGGATGCCCTTTGGTTACCCAGTAAACACTTATACTTAAATTATACCCTAGGGGGCGGAGTTCCCTATGGTAAAGTATTAGAGGTATTCGGGGGTGAGAGCTCAGGAAAAACTTTGGTGTCAATGGATTTTGGTAGTGTAGCCCACTCATTGGGAGGAGTAGTTATATTTAATGATGCAGAACAATCCTTTGACCCACACTGGGCAGAACTTAACGGTTTAGACCTATCCCGTACAGTAATATGGAATGAAACATCAATTGAAAAGATCTCAGACTGGTTAGCTGATATGTGCATAACATGGAGAAGTAAGTTAGTTAACAATGAACCAATTGTTTTTATACAGGATTCAATTGCTGCTTTGGATTGCGAAGCTAATATAAATTCCCCACAATTTGATGCTAAGGCAGAAATGGGTAACAGGGCAAAAGCCATATACAAAATGCTCAGGATAAGGAATCAAATGATGGCTGAGTTAGGTGTAATATCTATATTCATAAATCAACTTAGGGCTAAAGTTGGTGCCAGTAAATTTGAGGATCCAAATGAAACACCCGGGGGTAAAGCTATGAGGTTTTATGCTGGGCAGAGATTAGCCTTCTTTCAGAAAAAGCAGATTAAAGTTGGGGACGATTGGGTAGGGAATGAGGTATCAGTAAGAGTTAAGAAAAATAAAGTAGCACCACCAAGACCTTCATTTTCAACTGAGATTTACTTTAATGAGGAACATGGTAAGGTTGGTTTTGATAAATATTCTAATCTTGCAGAATTATTTGACCGCACAGGAGTAGTAATTAAGAAAGGTGGGGGCTCATATTACATGAGGGATGAGGATGAACGATTGGTTAAGATTGTAAGGGGTGAGGATGAGTTCAATGAAAAATTGCAAAATGACTCAGAGCTTAGGTCAAAGCTATTAAAATTATCCAAGGTTAACACTATATCTCAAACAAGGAAGAAAATAGAAAGGATAGATGTTAACAGGTACAAAGTGAAAACTAAGGTTGTTAAAAAACAAAAGGAAGTAATTACAGAAGATGAGCAACCCGAGTGACATACTTATCCTGGATGGTAATCATTTAGCTTACCGGGCTTATTATAAGTTTTCTAACCTGAAAACTATGGACGGGAAAAAGACTTCTATTATATTTGGTATGCCTTATATAATAGAGTCTTTACTACGTAAACATAAACCTGGTAAGGTAGTATTAGCATTTGATGGGGGTAGCCACACTTCCAGGTTAACCCTTTTACCCACATATAAAAAGAGAGACCATAAATTAAACTTTGATTCTGAAGATTTCTTTAAACAAAAGGATATTGCCCGGGATTTGCTTAGGGATTTAGGTATACCCATTATATGGAAAAAAGGGTTTGAGGCTGATGATCTAATAGCTATGTTATCCTTAAGAGAAAGTCGGAAAGAAAAATTTGTAACCATAGTATCCGGTGACAAGGACTTCAACCAACTAATAGATGGGTTCACCACTGTATGGAACTCCCAAAATGGCGAGAGGTATAATAAGATAAACCTTAAACATAAAGTAGGATACCACCCGGAACAGTGCGTAGATTACCTTTGCTTAACCGGAGACCACTCGGATAACATTCCGGGGTATGGGGGTATAGGTGAAAAACGTGCGATTGAATTTTTAGATATGTACCCTAGTATCCGGGAGTATTTAAAGAGTGGGCAGAAATATAAGTCTATTGATAATAATAAACTAGCAGCAGTATATAAGACCAACAGGCAGCTTATTGACCTAGGGTATTTCTATAGGCATTTTATGGTTAAGGAAAATATACCTTGGTTATATAAGGAGCCTGAAATAAACCTTAACTCAGTTAGGTTTATAGCTAAGTCTTATGAAGTAGGTACTTTTAATAAACCAGATTTCTTAAAAACATTCACTAGCTTATGAGCACCTTTAGAAAACTTTGGGAGCAAGCAAAACCAAAACTTTGTTCCTGGCCTATAGTAACTCCCCAAGAAATTAAAATAACGGGAACACCTTCACCCGATATTACCATAAATTGGGATACCCTAAGAAGTATGGGGGGATTAACTGCTGAAGAAGCATGGGATAATCTAACAAGAAAACTAGACGATGAAGAACCCAAACTATATGACGACCAGCTTAGGCATTTCTTTGATAACCTATGGCGTTGGAAGTTTGGGTTACCTGAGAAAAGCGAGGATGGTTATCATCCTTACGGGAAAGCAAAAGACTTGGATAACATACCTAAATGTCAATACAGTGGGGAATTTACCAAGCTGATGAATAACCGAATGATAATGGGTTATTTTAGGTATGGTGATAAAAGTAACCCCTCCCAAAGAAAAACCTTTGATTACATAAAATCCATTGAAAGAAGGTTGGCTATCTATAAAGAAGAGGGTAACACTGAGCAATTAATAGACATTGCCAATATGTGCAGGATGGAGTTTGAACACCCTCAACATTCAAAAGCCCACTTTAAAAGTACAGATGACATAAACCATACACATCCTAGTGACATTAAATGAGTAAACTAATAGGAATAGCTACGGGGGATTTCCACCTTAACAACTGGAAGCAATTCAACCCCAAGGGAAAAAGGTTAAAACAAAATCTCGACATGGTTCGGGATTTTATTATATTATCTAACGACCGTAAAGTACCCATCTGGTTTACTGGGGATTTTTTGCATACTCCTGATTTTATAAGTAATAAACTCCTTGATGCTATAACCGAAACATTACAGGGGTTATTTGAGAAATACCCTAATGCAAAAATGTACGCTATAACAGGTAATCACGATCAATCCGAAAGCAATACATTAACCACACCTTCTCCGTCTTATATAAAGTCATTAAGCAGAGTAATACCCAATATAATTTGTATTGATTATAAAAGTGTCCTAACTAAAGGGGTAATGTTACATGGTATACCTTACCTAGACCATAACAGGGGTTTTGAGGAAGCCATTAAAAACAATTGGTTAGAGCCTGGTTTAAAACACATACTAATGATCCATACAAATTTGTACGGTGCGACTGACCCTAGTGGTTATGAAGTATCCAGTGTAGAAAATATCCCCCGGAATATGGGTAAATTTTTTAAGGACTTCGATATGGTATTATCCGGGCATATACATAAAACAAAAGAGCTATGGCCTAACAAAGTATACATGGTGGGATCACCCTGTCAACAAAGAAAATCTGATATGGGTTGTAAGATGTGCTACCTGGAAATATATGAAGACCTAAAAGTAAAGACAGTAGAAACCAATTACCCAGAATTTAGGTATTACGATGGGGATAAACCCCCGGATGATTTTAATTACTGGATGCCTAAACCTAAGAAAAAAGAAAACAAAATAGAGGTAATAAAAACCTTTAATAATACACTAAGCAGACGGGATATAGTAGATAGTTACTTTGATGTAAAAGGTATTGACAGTAATATTAAGAAAAAGTTTTTGATGGACTTACTAAACAGCGTAGAATGATAAAGATAAAGGAAATGGAAATAGAGGGATATGCCTCACTGAAACATATAGTTTTTAATTGGGATCAGGAAGGTCTGAATGTTATTCAAGCCCCTAATGGTAGTGGTAAATCCAAATTGATATCCTCACTGATTTGGATACTTTACGGTAAACCCCTTTCAGGATCTGTTACTCCTTGGGAATCCCTTCAGGTTGATGGTTATAAAGGCACAAAAGGGACAATTAAAGTTAGGTCAGGTAAAACATTATACCAAATAATAAGGTGTAAGGATTACAAGGGTGAAGTGTTGGGGGCTAAAGGGAAAGATAGGTTAATTATAACCCAGAAGGTGGGAGACAACTTTGAAGAGGTACCCATTGATAAAAAGAAAGGGGATAAACAAAAATATATAGATAGCTTAATGGGTTATTCCTTTGAGCTGTTTAAGAACTCAATAATATTTGGACAGAAGTTAAAAAAATTAATATCAGAATCAGGCCCTAATAAAAAGAAGGTTCTTGATGAAGCATTTGAGGTATTATGGATTACCAACGCAAAGAAGGCAGCTGAGGAAAGGCTAACTAAAGTAAAGCTGGAGATATATAAGGTAGACCCATTGATTGATTCCCTCCAGGTAAGAATAATGAGTGAAGAGAAATTACTTAAGTCCCTTAAGGTAGAAAAAGCAGAGAGGGCTAAAAATACTAAGGTTCTAATTGACCAATTAAACCTAGAGATAAAGGACTTAAAGAAAACCCTTAAAGATTACCAATCAAAGGCTGATCTAATACCTAATCATAATGATAGGGTATCTAAGTTGCATAAGAAAATAGAGAGTATTAACCAACAGAAAAGGGGCAAGGAAAAATCACTAAGAAAGGAGTCTATTAAACTGGAGTCTGACAAAACATTTAATAACAGGTCTATCACAGAACTTAGAGATAGCCTATTAGAGTTGGAAAAGTCTCTAAGTGTTTTACCTAAATATTGCCCTAGGTGTAAAAAGCCCTTTTCAAAATCAGAAAGGGATGAGGAGGGTAAAACCATAGAGTCAGAAATAAAGGGAAAAGAACTATCTATATTAGACTTAGAAGCAGATATTAAAGAGATAGTCTTAGGTATAACTGCTAATAAAAAAGGGTATTCTAGTTTAAGTAAATTTACTGAAGAAGTAGAATTACTTAGTAAAGAGAAAAATGCACTAGAAAACAAGATTTCTAACTACCTAGAATTTAAGGACCAGATACCCATTATAAAGAAAAAGATTTTTGATAAGGAAACCCAGATACATGATATTAACAAGGACTCTGATGAAAATAATATTCCCAAATTAGAGAAGTCTATAGCAGATCTTAAAAATGAGCTTAAGCCAATTGAGATAAACTTTATTAAACTTAAAAGGCAAAAGAAATTATTACAGTGGGCTATTAATGAACCTTTGTCAAACTCGGGATTCAAGGTATACATATTTGATACTATGCTTGACAAGGTAAATGATAGGTTAGAGTATTATTCGGACTTCGTTGGATTCAAGATAATATTTGCAGTAGACCTAATTGGTAAAAATAAAGACATAAATACCTACATAATTAAAAACGAGGAGGTATGCCCCTACGAAGATTTATCGGGGGGTCAACAACAATCTGTAGATATTGCAACCATTTTCGCTATCCATGATGTGGTAACTGAAAATAAATCTTGTAACCTACTTTTAATGGATGAGGTATTTGAAAGCCTGGATTCTTCAAACATAGAATTAGTAACCGAGTTAATCCAGGAAAAATCAAAAGATAAATGCTTATACCTAGTAACCCACAGGTCTGAGTTTATACCTACTCATTCCAACATTATTCATATAGATTATAAAAATGGTATAAGCTCCATAGCTCAATAAGTCTAGTAAGGCAACCTACTATTTTTCTTAAATAACCTTACATGAACTCAAAAAAGAAAGGAAATCGCAATGAGAGAAAAACTGCAAAGCTTTTTGAGACGTGGACCGGTTACCCATTCGAAAGAGTCCCTTCTTCTGGGGGTTTAAGGTGGGCTAAAAAATCAGATACAGTTGGTGATATAATCTGTACAGATGAACACCATTCAAGGTACTTCACCTTTTCTATTGAATGTAAGGCACATGCAGAAATTAACTTTAGTGAATTACTACTTCCCAATAAAGGCGTTAAAATCTTAGAGTTCTGGTCCCAAGCTTGCGAGGATGCAACCAGAGCAAACCGGATACCCATACTACTAATGAGGTTTAATGGTATGCCAAGTGATTTTTACTTTGTAGTATTAAGTTCGGATTACGTAGATTACCTTAACTACCACGATAACGATGGGACTAGGTTTGTAATAAGTAACGTCCTAGAATACCTAGGGGATAAAATGGCTATAAGGATATTCCCTTCTACCGACTTATTTAAATGGCCCTATGGGGGTAATGGTGGAGTACATAAATTAAATAAAGCCTATATAAAAAATGGTAAAACCTAGAGTATGGCTAGTTGCCTACATAAACCGGGACTACATTGAAAGTGTAGAGGATGACTTATTAAAGTATGGCTTTAAAGACATCAGAGCTTACATACCCACAGTAAGGATTTTAAAGAAGCAGTTTAAGGGAAGAAATATATATGAAAAGGTACCCTTATTATTCAACTATGGGTTCTTTCAACTTAACTTTGATAAGGCTTGCGATGCAACATATCTTATGTTACTTAAGAACCGAATACCCGCAATATTTGGGTGGGTAAAGGATCCTTTTGGGGTAATATCCAAAAAACCTAAACTGCAGCCCGATAATAAATCGGGTAACCTGGAAGCGGCTTCAGCTACTGAAAAAGAAATATCTGACTTATTATTAACAAGTGAACACTTATCGGTATTTTCAGATGAGGTAGTAGACCAACTAGAAGTGGGGGGCTTCTTAATACTTAAAGGCTACCCTTATGAAAATATGCCCGCAGAAGTAGTCTCAGTTAGTAAGGCTAAGAAAGAAGTTAAGGTAAGGCTTTTATTAGAAACACTTATATCAGAAGTAACAGTAAATTTTGAGAACATTTTTTATACTGTGTACACTGATTATGATAGTAACATTAAAGAAGATAGCCTAGACGAACTAGATTCTAAGGGTAAAAGGTATTTAGATAAATTATACGCAACTATCCCATTTTATGATGGAACAGAAGATTAACAAAGGTGCCTGGGACATATTAAACCCCGATGAAAAAACTGCAATAACTCTTTCCCTGGGATATGGTAAATCTACCTGGGAAGGGGGCGAAATCCTAAAACGGGCACACTTCAAATATTTAGAAATCCAAAAGAGAGCCCAGAAGTTTCTAGAGATATTTACAAACCATTTTGAGAAATATGGGGGTTTGATACCCGAAGATTTGGCGTTACCTAAACCATTCAAGGAATACATACACCTAACTATTATAATGAGAAAGAATATCTCTCAAACCATTAGCTCAATTGAGGATACAAGGTACTCTGTAGCTATAATACGCCACAGGCTAGTAACTGAATCAATGCTAAAGCTAAAGCAAGATAACTCAGAACAAGCAATTGACTTGTATAGCTTAATAATGGACTTTGATAGGTGGAATAACTTCAGGATATTACCAGTAGACATCCAGGAACCATCAGCTTTCAAAAGGAGGAATAAAGCACGGTATAAAAAACACATCACTAGCTTATTGGATATACCCCACTTTTCACTCCTAAAGATAGTTGAACGATTTACCTACAATGGTAAGTATAATAAATATTATTTACCATTAGTATCTACCTACCTAGACGAAGGCTTCAAAATTATACCTATGAAGGTAGAGAGTAATAACCTTGAATTTGCTAACCAGGTGGGTTTATTTGTATTTGATGATGAAGACCAGGCTAATAAATATGCCCGATTGGTTAGCAGGTATTTCCTAAGTACTGAAAAGGATTGTAAATTGGGACAAAGATTTTGGCCAGAATTTAGGATATATATTGAGAAGGCAGTTAACTTTAGGGAATTAGAAAATATACATAAATCTAGAGTATACCTGGATAAAGCAATTGTAGACTTCGAAAAGAAACGGATAAGCCCTAAGAAATACCGAAAGAAACTGCTAGAGGATGTCTCGGATGATACTATTTTTTATCCCAGGTAATTTAAGAGCCATAAATTGTTGCAAAAGTAAAATAGGATTACTATTATTGCATATAAATATATTATAAAATTTTATGGTACCTGCAAATAATCTTACTAAAGGGATTGCAATAATAGGTACTACTTCTGCTTTGGGTTTTGCTATAGGCGCTATACTTGATACTTTCCCTGTAGAAATAGCATACATTAATGCAAGTGAAATAAACCAAATAGGATTTAACCCTCAAGAATATCTACCATTTACTATAGTTCGAACTACTTTTGATGATTGCCTTATTAAAAAGATAGATTGTTATTTGGATTTACCCGATGAGTGGTTATATATACCAATTAAAGATACTGCCCCGGTAGACAGATACCATGTTTACCCAAAGAAGCAAACCCGGAAAGGGTACTTTAAACTCGCAAGGGTCAGGAGGTACCCAACAGGTTTCAATTGAGGCACCCATCAGCTGGAGCCCCTGAAGATCAGGTCTTCCTTTGCTAATCAGATAGTGCAGAGGTCCGAGTTCGAGTCTAGGCTGGGGTGCAAAACAATTATAAACATGGCGAGAGCAGACTTTTTACACCCTTCAGATAGGGATATTAAGAACATGAAGTACAAGGACCTTAAACGGGCAGTTATCATTAGGGGTATGCCTTTCCAGGAAGTACTTGATGGGGATTATACTAAATTAAGGTATTATTTTAGGCATCATTATTTTGATGATACCAAGCCTGGACTACTGGATCAGTTCGATGACTTTCAGGAACAAGAGATTATTAAACACCGGGAAAAGACCGGAAAACCCGTTGAAGATTGGTTCATTGCACCCGAATTAAGGTTGGGGTTTATTGGTGAAAAAGGGGAAGATGGGGAAATAATCTCTACTAAAAGGATTAAGGGTATTAAGAAAAAGAAGAAGATTAAAAGAGAAAGGACAGTGGGTAACGTATTTTCGGGGACTAAGAAAGCCCTTACCTTCGAATTACAACAACAGGGAATGGACAAACCCACAGTAATAAGTAAAGTGATGGAAGTATTTCCTGATGCCAGTGAAAAATCTATTTCGATATGGTTTAATAAATCCAAAAAACTAAAAAAGAAATGAGCTTAACCAGAAGATCAATTAAATCAAGCCTAACAGTTTCTGAACTTAAGGAAGTACTAGAGGAATTGGAAGAAAAAGGGTATGGGGATACCAATGTAATGATGAGTTCGGATTATGGGGATCATAGTCATACTATCCAGCTTTTAACCATTAACCAGGTGGTAGGAGATGTACCCCGGGAATCCGCTTACTCGGAAACAGGTCTATGCCTAAATGAAGAAACCTATGTAGAGGCAGAAGAACTCCCAATAGAGGATGGGGACGAAGAAATTAAAATGGTGATAATCCTAAAATAAACTAACATGGTAGTAAAAGTAAAACACTTGGATAAAAATGTCTTTAAGCCCTTCACATTAGAGATATCATTTGATACTAAAGAGGAGGCAAATTCAGTTGTAGCTTCCATATCTGAATGGTTAGGAGAGGAGTTTGTACCTGAAAATTCCAATAGGGAAAAAATAATGTCCTCTATATCAGGTGCTATAGAGAAAGAGTTAAAAAGTCAGGGTGAAGTTTAGTATTTCCTACATACGGTGGTACCTTGCAGACCTAAGAGATATAAGGAAACCCTTTATATTTAAAAAGGATTTCCTTACTAAACAGTTTGCTATTGATTATAGGGATAGGTATTTTAAAGGGGAGTTCCTAGAACCTATAACCGGTAGGGATGCTGCTAAAATACAATGGTGGCCAGAAGGAGTAACCCCGGTATCCAGGAAATATTATTATGGTACCGGGGTATGGTATACTAAGATGGAGAAATTGGTAATCAGGGTCAGAAAACGCAAAAAACTATATAGAATGTTAAGAAAAAATAACCCAATTACTCGGCAGGTAATAATAGACATCCTGAAAGATAAACCTATGTTGTTTATACATAGGTATAAGGAATTTAGGGATAACTATTGGGCATTCTCCGACCCCATTAAATCATTTAATACCTCAAGAGAAACATTAACTCGGTTAGGGGAAATTACAATGTTATACCCTAATAACTTTAACTACATCAGTAACATTATCCGAACAATGGATAAATATGGATATGATGTAGGTTTCTATAATAAAACAGAGATAGCCTTTTTAATATTTAAAAGGTGGAGAAGGTTATTTAAGAAATACTTTAATGAAAGCCTAGAACAAACCGAAGATATTCGGGAAAGGGTTGCCCAAGAATACCTAGCCAGAGGATTCTTACCATCAGGTGAAATAACCATAGATGATGAGAAAGATAATTACATTAAAAGTGTTAATTTACCTA